TGCCAGCGGAAGTCCTGCAGCGTCCATGGGCGCGTCTATGCCACGCGAGCAAAGGCCATCGCCGCATGGAACACCCGCGCATCGGACGCATTGCTGACCGAGCGTGATGCGGAGCTCGCCGCGCAGACGGCCCTGGTGGAGAGGCTGAGGACGGCGCTGGAGAAGATGTGCTCGGACGTGAACCGCAGCGACTACCACGCACGCAGAACAGCTTTTGAACAAGCACGCGCCGCCCTGGTCGCCACCCGCGCACAGGAGCCACAGAAGGAGAGCGCGAGTTGAGCTACCCCGACCTGACTCTCGATTCCGGATTGCCTGCAAATGTCGACGCCGAGCGGATCGTTATCGCCGCGGTCCTGATCGACAACGCCTACTTTACCGAGGCCTCCGAGAAGTTAGACTCTGATGACTTCTGCCTCGATTCCAACCGGCGTATCTGGCTGCGGATCTCAGAGTTGATGGCGAAGCAAAAGGCCGTCGATGAGATTACCCTCGCCGCAGAACTTCGTCGCCATAGAGAACTTGATGCTGTCGGCGGTGTATCCTACATCGCCGGGCTGTCTGAGGGAATGCCGCGGCGACCAGCCATCGGCGATTACGTTGCCGAACTTAAAGACAAGGCCCTGCTGCGCAAACTCATCCACATCGCGAATCTAAGCAGCCAGCGGGCCCAGGACCAATCCGAATCAGCTCAGGATGTTCTCGGCTTCGCCATGGAGCAGATGCAGGCTGCGGCCGAGCAGGGCATATCTTCACCGCTCCAGAGCTTCGGCGCGTTCGTCGAGAAGTCGTATCCATCGGTAGATGCGGTGTTCAAGCACTCGGCACGGTCCCAGGGGCTGCCCAGCGGCTTAAAGGAACTCGACGAGTTGACCTGTGGCTTCCAGCGGAAGGAGTTGATTGTGGTTGCGGCCAGGCCCGCCATGGGGAAGACAGCTGCCGGCCTGTGCTTCTCCGTTCATGCTTCAATCAACCTCGACCAGACGGTTGCGCTGTTCTCGATGGAGATGCGCAAGGAAGCAATTCTTCACCGACTGGTATCCATGCGGAGCACGGTGAGCCTCCAAGACATCCGTGAAGGCCGCTGGACCGATACGAACAAGCGGTACGCACTCGACGCCATGAGCGAGATTGTGAGTGCCCCGCTCTACATCGACGACCAGGCAGGGCAGTCCGTCCAGAAGATCAAGGCTAAGGCCGCAAGGTTGAAGTCTCAGACCGGGCATCTTGACCTGATCGTGATCGACCAGTTGAACTACATCGCGCTCCCGATGGACTCGAAGAAGTACGGCAACCGGAGCCAGGATCTAGGTTTCATCACGCGCGGGCTGAAAGGCATGGCCGTGGAGTTGGATGTGCCGGTGGTGGTGCTGCATCAACTGAGCCGGGCAAATGAGAAGCGGGATGATCGGGAGCCGCGCTTGAGCGACTTGAGGGACTCGGGCGAGATTGAGCAGGATAGCGACGTGGTGATCTTCCCGCACCGTCCGAGTTACTATGACACCAAGGCCGACGACAAAGAGAAGTTGAAGGCGGTCATGCTACTCAGTAAGCAGCGCCAGGGGCCCACTGGCCGGGCTGAGTGTGAGTATGTGGCCGAGAATACTTTATTTCGCAACACCGAGGTAAAAGCTTCACTGTGGTAGCATGGGGTTGTCGGGCGTTGGAAGCGCCGGGCAACTTCAAGGCCGGAGGAGGCCAATCAGTGACAACCCCACCTACACCATCCTACCGTGAAATCCCGCTGACCAGAAATCAAGTTACTCTTGTCGATGAAAGAGACTTTGAGAGCCTGAACGCCTATAAGTGGCATGCCGCATGGTACGCGCACACTCAGAGTTTTTACGCACAAAGGAACGAGCGGGGTACGTGCGGGCGCAGGAGACGAGTTGCAATGCAGCGGTCAGTCCTTGGGCTTGATTTTGGCGATAGGCGACTGGCTGACCATATTGATGGAAACACTCTCGATAACCGCAGATCAAACCTCAGAATCGTCACGCCGTCTCAAAACGCAATAAATAGCCGCGAGCGCAAGAACAACACGACCGGATTTCGCGGCGTGTATCGTGACCGAAACCTCTTCCAAGCCAAGATTCGATCTAAAGGTAAATTATTGTTCCTTGGTATGCGCAGTACGGCTAAGGCCGCATATGAGGAACTATACCTGCCTGCCATCGAAAAGCATTATGGTGAATTTGCGAGGAAGCCATGAACAAGTGGAAGCGCAGAATAGCAACGGCGTGGAAGGTACTGACGGGCAAGCAGTGCCTGCTGGGCGACGCCAAGTCAAACATCGTCTACGTGCAGGCATCAGGGCCGGACGGGAAGATCGTGCAACTCGTCCCATGGCGCGATCAGATTCTGGCGCTGGATAGCAACGGGAGCATCCTGCTGATCAAGTGCGACTATGATCCGTCGATGCCGACAATTCAGTTGTGGATGCAGGAACCGAGGTTAAGGGGATGAGACAGCGATGGAATTGCTGGTTCGGAACGACGTACAGCCGTACTCGCTGGTGGAGCATCAACCTCTGGCCTGCGGTCCAATTCGACTGGATTTGCGGCAATGAGTCGTTCCACATCGAAGCCAAGTGGCTGCTGTGGGAGTTCAAACTTAACACTTTTTGGAAGAGGGAGCCATGAGCATCTTCGATCAGAGTGTAGACCGCGACTACTACCTCCAGCACATGAAAGACACGATGGACTGGGTTGAGCGCAAGCTGCGCGAGGCCGAGGAAGCCGCCGCTCAAGACCCGACACTGCGTAAGACCGGCTACGATGTCGGCATCTACGTCGAGGCGCGCTGGCTGAAGCAGTTGATTGCTGAGTGCGTGGCCAAGCACCAGATGCTTGAAGGGATGCAGCGCAGGATGATCGATACGGCCTGCGCCGGGCTGAACATGATGCCTCAGCCATTCGTCTATCAGGAAGTCAAAAACGACGGCAAGTCTTGAAGCGCACCCGAGTCCGCCAATACGTCGAGCGCCTGACCGGCTGGCGCCGGGCATGGGAAGGCTTGAGGAATCAGGCATTCATCATGCTCGACTACGAGATTTCCATCGAGGATGCACGGAGGATGTTCCCGACTGCCGAGCGGCTGTGGTACAACCGGGGCAAGACGGCAGTTGAAGTGTACGCACCGCTCGAAGTGGAGGTTGACCCGTGGCCGATGAAGTGAAGAAAGCAAACTGGTTCAATCCGTCGCTAAACTGGCGTGAGCGCGGCCTGCCAAAACCGGGGCGGAAGGCGGACTATGCGCGGCTCGTCATCAAGAATCGCTTTGGCTTGACTGAGCGCCAGGGAGTGTTATCGGCCCATGCCTGCGCGACAAGATCGTGCAGTGCGAAGACAACGGCGTTATCCGGCTGATGTTGGGGGTTTCTCGATGAACTACTCTTTCGGCATCCGCTCGGTCCCACCCTGCTCCGACTGCTGGGAAGATGGGCAGTGCTCGATGAACTGCGGACCCGCTGTGTCGCCGACGCAAGTGGCCAACACGCCGAAGGTATCGACCGCTACCTGCGCGAACTGCGACAAGGCAATCCGCAAGGTTGAGGGATTCGGGTGGCGACACGTTGCCAGTCACCGCTACGAGTGTGAGCCAGTGAAGAGAGTGGCGACGCCGCGCTAAGGCTACATGCGCCTGCCGACCCGCCCATGCCCCAGCCTCGCCGGCTCCTCCGAAGTCCGAACCTCTTGGCTGAGCTGGATGCGGTAGATGTTCAGCGAGTGGCCGTCGAGTCCCGACTCCTGCATCGCCCGTAACTTCTCCTCATTCTCGACCGCCTTGGGCTTCTTGCCGGGCTCTAGTTTGCTCTTGAGGCCATAGCGGCAGTTATGGACCAGTATCCCGTTGGCGAAGAACTCGTGTGCGTCTTCAACTTCCAGGTCGTACACGTCCGCGAATCCCGCCGTTTCTAATCCGCAGAGCCGCACGGCATTGGAGGCTGCACGTTCGCACCTTGTCGTAGAGATTCCTGAGAACAACATCGCCACAAATGACGCAAGCGACCTCGACATAATCAACTTGATTGTCTCGGCGCCACTTTGACTTGCAGGCGTTGGAGCAGAATCGCTGATTTTCGCTTCCTTGGAAGTCTCCATTGCAGCAATGACAGACTTTTGGAACCAACTTCTTTTCACCGAATTTACATACCTTGGCGTGTCCTCTGTGCCACTCTTTTCCAGCAGGGGAGTTGTGCCAATCTTTTGCTGCGAGGGAGGCTTTAGCCATATTGATCTTGGCTTGGGCGAGGCGCTCAGGGCCATGCTTGGCCGCATGTTGCTTCGGAGTGAGGCACTCCAGATCGTCAACATTCGTAGTGCTCTTTGGACAGCGTTCCTTATGGTGGATGTGCATCCGACTTGGGATACGACCGAAGGTTTGAATCCATACCTGCCGATGCAAGAAACCTTTTCCACAAGCGTAGTACCCATCCTTGCGGATTTTGTAGACATCGCCGTTAAATTCAATGAACTCCACGACATAAGTTCATCACCGTAACGGACAGTATTCAATGGCAAAAACCCCCTGTCTGTCCAGAATTCATGGTCGGGAGTGCAATGTATTTCTCTTCCATCCGAGAACAGTGCGCGAACTATTGGCGCGCCCGCGCGGTTCTTCCAGGCATTGACCACGCGCCTCCACCCTGAGCGCGTCATCACGTAATCGTTCCACCGCACCTGCTCGATCGGAACCTGCCCGCGCGCGGTCCAAATCAGCGTCCCGGCGACAAAGCAGGAGTCAAGACAATCCATTTCGATCTTCGCCGCGCCGATATCGGTTTTCAGAATTACTTCCAGGCGTTTTGGATCGCGCATAGCGAGCGGGATAGCCGACACCAGCTCAACACAGTTGGCCGAGATCAGCCAAACCTCTTCGCCGCGCTGCCCTTTTCGCTTGGTCGCCAGCATCAACTTCGACATCAAACCCCAGCCGCCCTCAAGGTCGTTGTCAGCCGCTCGCGGATAAGGCATCTCGGACGCCATAAGAATCTCGCCCTCGGTCTGGGCGATGGTGTTCTTGCTGTTCTTCTTGCCGAACGCATCAGGCGAAAGAAAGAAGTCAGACAATTGCTTCCGCTCGGTTTCAGGAGTCAACTCTACGATCTTCCGAGCGATATCTTCCTCGTCCAACTCTCTGCCTCCACCAGAGTCCGGAGCCGCCTCGCCACCCGCCACGTACTCCCGGTAGGTGATGATGACCTTGAGAGCGTAGCGCACGTCCCAGCCGAGAAACTTCTTAATCTCCATTGGAGACATCTCGCCCATGGCATGCCAGTAGGTGATGCAGTAGTGGCCGCGGGCCCAGTCCTGCGACAGCCACCGCTCCCACCACGGCTTAATCATCTCCCGAATGTCTTCCGGCGGCCGCACGCTGGCGTTACGGTCAAATGATCTGGTAAAGTAAGCGCCTTCGAGTGAATCCCACGAGCCGTCGAAGTCGCGCGCGACCAGAGCCTCATCTTGGCTAACCAGGGCTTTACCGTAGTCCGAACGGGTTGCGCAGTATTCGCGCCGCTTCGAGATGGGCCAGGAATAGTAATCCTCGACTGTCAGACCATCGGCCTGGAGCGCCGGCCGGACCCACTCGCAGTTGTCGTAGGGGAAGAAGTGGACGAAAGCAAAAGACTTGGGATCTTCGCGCTCATTGAACTCATCGTCGTGGAACTTCTTGCGTAGGAAGCCGATGCCCACGCCGCCCATGTTGAAAGCAAGGATGAGCTTGCATGTGCCTTCGGGAACGTCGGGCCAACGGACGGCTTGCTTGATTTCGCGGAGTTCCTCTTCCGTGAATTGCTCGGCCTGGTCAACGGCAATATCGAAATAGTTGGCGGACCGGAACCGGCGGATCACATCATCGAGAGTTTCGGCGTAGTTGAACTCAATCTGAGATGGTGCGCCATTCGCAAAGGGTAGAGTGATCTTGCGGTCGCCTTTGTGGTAGCAATCTCGCAACTGGGGCCACGCGCGCAGCATGGCGTCCTCGTGGTACTTGCGCACCTGGTCTGAGTTGCGCATGACGATAGTGCCGAGAGTGCCTGGGTTGGCTAGCCGCCGGGCCAACATGACGGACTGAACGCAGCGGGACTTTGCGCCGCCGCGGCCGCCACCTCCCCCGATCCACGTCGCATCATTGCCTTCGGCTAGGTCGAGAACATCGCCCTGTTTGGGCTGGAAAACTAGAAGTGGATTATAGAGAGGGGTCGGGGTCTGCGCCATCGCTCTCCTTCTTGCCGCTCAACCGGATCAACTGAAACGCCATCGGCGCACCATTCGCCCCGGTGTTCTCTACCTTCTCCTTGAGCATGCCGAACCGCTTGTAGGCTGTGCCGAGTAGCGTAGCCTTCACCGCCGCCGGCGTCTCCTTGCTGTCCAGCAGCGCAACCGTGTGGGAGTCGAGCAAGTCCTCGGTGAGCCCGCGAGCTCGTGCTCTGATTTCCGCCTTGGCTTGCTCGATCTGCTCGAGCTTCGCATCGATGATTTCGCGCACGGACGGCTTGCGCCAGTAGCCACGGAGTATCTCGGCGTCAAGTCCAACCATCTCCGCCACCTTGGTCACCGTCTTCGTATGGTCGCGGGCCGGGAGGTCAAGCCAGCACTCGATGGCGAGCTGAACCTTGGAGGGCAGGTGGATGACGTTCTTTACTTCCATGTTCGCTACAACCGTAGGGGTTCGCATGCCAGCAGCCGCCTCGGCCGCCTCGCCCCTGACTCTCTCCTCGGTCGCAGCGTCGTCCAGCCGCTTCTGCTCTTTGGCTGCCTGTCTCTCTGCCCGCGTCGTGCGGGGCTTTCCTGTGCTGGTGAATCCGCGCGGTGCTGCCTCTCCCGGTTTACGTCCATTCGGCATTTCGGTCCTCCAGTCTTTCTATGCTACGGGCTTTCCTTTGAACTTCGGTTTAGGGTTTAGAGCGTCCTGGTAGGCCTTCTTGAGCTTCGCCCGTTCCTCGGGGTCGTTGGTGAAGCTGTCGATTTCCCCTTGCTTGCGCTCAATCTCGGGGCGAATCTCCTTCTTCTCTTCCGGCGTCGCCGCGATGTAGACGTTGATGGCCTGATCGACGTGTAGGGGATTCACCGCAGCCAGCAATGGCGACCGGCGCGCATAGAACCGAGCTTTGGTAAGGTCGTCCTCGGACAGTACACCAGCCGTCTTGTAGGCTTGCTCGACGCTCTTGTCTGTCTTCCCTGCGCGGATCAGGTCTTCGACAACGTGCATGGCTCGGGACCGCTCAGTTTGCTCTTTCGTCCTGGTCCCCGCCGGCCGGTTCGTCTGGCTGTACTCCCGCGCTTTGTTGAGTGCGTCGGAGTTCTGGATGAAGGCCGGAGCTTGATTGAAGCCGAAGAAACTCTCGGCAACTAGAGCCGGATTATGGATAGCGGTTTGGATCATGGACCATGCATTGTCCTGTGCGCCTCTTTCTTCGAGGAGATGGGCTGCGCCTGTGGCCGAGAAGGGCAACTCCTGCTTTGCTGCCCACCCTGCGAACTCTTCGGCCTGCTTGGGCGCTGAGTCGTCCGTGTGCCGAATCTCGGTGCGGTAAAAGTCTTGGTTGTTGATCGCTTGCCCGATGACATTCCAGAGCGGCGCAATCTTGTTGATGGCCGTCTGTTCCGGGTGCTTGACGAAACTCACGATCTGGTCCGCGTATCCAGCGATGGAGTGCATGATGCCGTGTGAGTCCTCAATGTAGAGGTAGTCCAGTGGTTTTTTGGGAAGGTGCCCAGTGCACATAAATGTGCCCGACGCCCCAAGTATCGCCGTGCACAGGAACGAACTGAGAGCGAATGACATCTTGGGAGTGATCCTCGCCTCTTTCCCATGGCCGGTAGCGACAAGCCCAGCAGCCTTCGCGGTATCCACGATGGCGCCACCATAGATTCTCACGTCGCCATTGGTGTATCCAACAGCTCTGAACGTCAACTGCAGCGCGTCTTTCAGCCCGCGAGGCCAGAAGCGATTCTCGTAAACGATCTGTCCAAACCTGTCGTCCACGGCGTCCCATGCCTCCTGCATGCGCTCGCGGAGCTTTTCGGGCGTCCAGTTCTTTTTCTGCGCCTCTTCTAAAAGGTTGTGAGCCATCAGGTAGAAGGCTCCAATCTTCATCTTCGGCACCCAGAATCCAAGGACGGGCCATACGCCCGCCTGGAGTAAAGCGCTTGGCAGGGACTTCGCCTTGTCCCAATTGGTGCCGCTGTTCCACGCATTGATTGCCTTCCGAATCGGACTCAGCTCCAGAGTCGATGGGGCGAGCCTTCCTCCAGATCGCGCAATCCAATCGGCCTCCTTCTCCATCTCCGGATAGGTGCCGGGCTTCATGTACTCGCGGGTGGCCTTCCATCCGTTCTTGATGGTCCGGACCAGAGACGGCAGGAGAGCGATTCCGGCCAGAGCATTGCCGGCGGCCTTGACGGGCTTGCCTTGGAAGAGTTGCTCGACACCCAGAGCAACATCAGAAGCCGCCGCGTTGACGGTCGTAACCGTCGCGTGGAAGGCGGAGATGCCCAACTGGAGGGCGTTGAGGTTGTTGTTAGCCCAGCGCAGCGCGTCGAAGATGGCAGACCGGCCCGCGAGTCCCTTGGAGACGAAGTTGTTGAATACCTTGGCTGCATCAGCCGGTGCCCAGTAGTGGCCGGTGATGACCAGAGCTTTGCCGCTGGCATCCTCTAAGTCTTCGATGGCAATGCTGGGGATGGGACGCTTGCCGCCCATGTAAGTCTTGTCGTAAGTCGCGTCCTCAACCTTCTGGTCGTCGATTGTCGTGGCCCGGCGCCATACTGTGCCGATCTTGTCGTCGAGCTTCGTCCATCCTTCAGGGGCATCCGCCCCAGCCCTTACAAACTTCGCCGTGCCTGAATCCTTCATCACCTTCAACACCTGGTGCGCCATGATGAATTGGTCCATCTCGTAAATCTTCATCAGCGCGCCGCTGACAGGGTTCCATGTTGCCGGGGTGAGCCCGATGTCGATGCCATCGCGCGTGGTGGGTATCTTCCGCTGCTTCCTGAAAGATGCCTTGCCTTCGAGTGGGCGCTTGCCGACGCCCATGAACTTCTTAATCTTCTTGCGGGCCAGGCTTGGGCGCTCCCACCAGTGGGCGAAGTAGTTATCGATCCAGTCATTGATTGGACCAAAACCCATGGCGTCGATGTAGTCCTTGCGCTCCTGATACGCCTTCTCAAGTATCCCGGCCAACTGCTGATCCTTCACACTGAGGTCGGCCACTGTCTTGCCGCCAACATGCTCCACAGCATCGGCAAAGGCTAGAAAGTCAGCCCTGGGGCGCTTGTCCCATGCGTTCGACTCCTGCTCCAGCGCAGCCAGCGCGCGGGCCATACGGCGGTCCATCTGGCCACGCTCCTCGCGCATGATAGCTTGCTGAGTCTTTCCGGGTGTGGGACCATCGCCAGCCCATTGGTAGATGCCGCCAGCCATGCCGGGGAATAGCTGGCTGACTGTGGCAGGATTGAGGAAGCCGAATGCGGAGAGGGTGCCGGAGTCGGGGAGGTTGGGTTTTACTTTTGGGCTGTCGCCAGTTCCCGGCCTTGGGCTGCTATTTCCTTCGGGGCTGGGTGATAGAAGTCCACTCCTGGTTTCTTGGGGTCCATTGGGTTTGCTCGAATCGATCCGTCCGCTAGACCGTCCTGCATCGTCTTCGCTAGATCGTCCCATGCCTGCTGTTCCTGCTTGCTTCGCATTTGAAACCGCCTCTTCTCCAAGCTTTTCAGTGTTTTCTAAGTCCTCAAGTTGCGCCTGCCTTAGTTGTTCCTCTGCGTTGGCTAGATTCTCCTTCGCCGCGTCGAGAGTCTCTTGCAGGAACTGTCGGTCCTCGGAGCGAGCTCGCCGCAAGTCCTGTTCGGTCTCTTCAATCTGACCTTTGAAGTGAGCCACAAGCCTTTGAGCGGTTTCGATCTCCTCCTGCTTAGGTGCGCGTGGGATGCTGCGCTTACTCGTACCAGGCGCGGTCTCGGTCGGCTTGGCGAACGCCTTTGGCGCAGACTTCAGCAGTTTGTCTATTGCTGCCGGAGAGTTCTTGACAAGGAACTTTCCGTCGCCGGGAACTTCGATGCGAATGAAGTCGTCCGGGAATGCCTCGGGGCGATGCTTCGCGCTTCCCGTCCCATTGTAAGTATCGTTCTTCTTGAGGAAATCCCAGTTCTCTTGCGTGTCCCGGTTCGATGCGGGATGGGCAGCCAGCCACGCCTGCTTCACCGGCTCCAGCGCCTTGATGAAATACTGTGACTGGTATTTCCATTTGTCCGCGTGAGGGCTGGGGAGAGAGTTATCATCAGGCTTTGTGAGCGGGATGCCCGATACCCTGACAGCGTGCTCCGCGTCGGCAATGCGACCGCGCAGGACAGATGCCTGAGAGCCAAGTTGCTGGCGACGGTTGCCGGGGACATCGCGCCCATTCAACTGAGATTCGATCTTGCTCAGTTCTTTCTTCCATCCCTCCAGTTCAGATGGCGGAGCGGTGTCGGGAGCGACGGCATCGCCCTCGGCCTTTGGAGCTTCTTTGGTTTTCGGAAGCAGATCGGGGTAATCCTTCAGAACCTCATCAGGGACCTTCAATCCCATCCGCAAGGCTGTCTTGACTGAATCCTCGTGGTAACTCTCATAGTCGCTGTTCGGTGCGTAGCGAGTGCCTGAGTCCTGCGATTGCCCAAGGGCCGCACGGTGGGCACGCTGGAAGGCTACCCACTCCTTCTGCGTTACCTCGTAGGGCGCTCCACCGTCCTTTTCAAACTTGTCGAGCGGCGTCTCGATCTTAGCCGGTCTCGTCTCACTTACGGCTGCTTTCGTTCCGCCGCCGGCCAGCACTGAGGCGGCATAGTCGTGCTCCGTTTTGGAGATGATGTACTCGTTGCCGTCTTTATCGGTGATCCGGTGAGACGGAACCTTGATACCGGCCTTTTGCTGGGCCAGCATCTCCCGATACTTGATCGTCTTCGGGTGCATCTCGTTTCCGGTGGGAACCCCGGCCTTGCGCATCGCGCCAATCTCGCGGTCTAACTTCCGCTCTGCGGCGTCGTCCTGCACCTGCTTAATCGCCGTGGCACCTCCGCCAGCCATGCGCTCATTGATGATCTCGCGGCGCGTGAGAACCTGCCCGGACTCGCGGCGAACCTGGGTGTCGAGGAACTTGTCCGCCTTGGCTTGGACTGCGCGCTTGAACGCCTCGCCCGGTCCCGCCTTCGGCTTCACTCCCATCGGGCTCGTCCCGGCCATCGGCGCTACCTGGGGCGTCGGAGGCTTGTAGAAAGAGGGCTTAGGTTTGCCCTTGAGTTGAACCTCCGTCTTCGAGCCATCCTTATTCGAGATAGACACAGAACTGACGGTGAACTTCTTCCCTTCCATCCCACCCATGCCGACGTACTTCTTGGCTGCATCTGGCTTCACATAGCCCAGGGTCGCATGAGGCTTGTAGTCAGGAAACGTGCGATCGATGAACTTGCCGTGCTGGTCCAACTCCTTCTCCAGCCGCCGCAGGTCCGCTGACTCAATCGCCACCACGATAGGCGCGGCTCCGTCCGAGTGCTCACTTGGCGGGAAGGATGTCACCTTGCCGAGCGTGGCCTCAAAGGGTGCTTGCTTCTCAAGGAACGCGCGCAGGCCGGTCGTATCGTCGCTGTCGATACCGTAGCGGATGGTGATGTGCGAGTCCTCTTCGAGTCCGCTACCGTCCGTGGTGTTGGTGGACGGCATGAGGTCGGCAGGATCGATCTTGGCGCGAAGTCTAGCCAGCGCCTTGCCTGCGTCCGAGTCCGGCGGGATGTCGGCCTGCGTATTGCCAAACTTGTACTTTGTGGGTTCGTTTTTGTCAGAAACTTGTGCGCTTGTTTCTGACGGCTTAGGCCTCGATTCGAGGGCTGCAAGCTCCTTTTCCAGTCTCTCAATCTCATCCTCGGCCATGTCGAGTTCGCGGTACTTGTACTCCTGATCGATGTCGGCCTCGTCGTTTTCGAGGATCATCAGCCGATTGCGAGCCTCTTGGAGTTTCCGCTTTACTTCTTCTTTGCCTTTGTCTTCCCCACCGCCTTGCTGACCCAGTGGCTTTTCTTCGCCGGCGGCATCGACATCTGGCTTTGGCTGGCCGGAGGCTGCTGCTGGTTTTCCGCTGGCGGCATTGGCCCCATCGGCTTCTTCTTGCGGAACATTCCCGCCACCTTTTGCTTCATCATCGGCTGCTGGTTTGCTGCTGCTCCCAGGTTTTGCATTGCCATTGGTATCTTCCTTTCCGTAGAAGAGCGTGTCGTCGAAATCAACGTAGAGTGACTTGCCGGGAGCCACATACGGAATATCCATCCGCTCGTTCTCGTCCGGCGTGACATTCACATCGTTGTCGAGGATGGCGCCGAAGTCCGGCCCTTTGATATTGGTCACTGGCAGGCTTCCCAGTCCGGCGGAGGCGAGGGCCTCATGCACAGCCGGGTTGTCAGCCTCGGCGGAGAAGATGACCACCTTCTGCCCTTTGGCGACGAGTTCCTTGATCTGGGCCACACGCTTGGGGATTGGTGCTCCTACCGGATGGGACTCGCCGGGAGCTGGCTGGCCTTGCTGGACGGGTTCGGGCTGCTGGCCTGATTCGCCGGTTCCTGTGCCACCTTGGGCCACTTCATGTTTTCCCCCTTGATTTGAGGGGCTTTGGGACTGGGATAAAACCTTGGCCTTCTCTGCCGCGTAGGCCGTTCCCCATGCCTCAGTGTCAGCCGGATTCACTCCACGAGCCAAGAGGTCGGCCTTGATCTTCTTGTATTCCTCGGGAGTCACTTCCCTCTTGGCAGGCGTCGCCTGTTCCGGCCTGAGCCTTTCCAGTGGAACCGCTGGCCATGCTCTCCCGTCGTCCGTCTTGACTCCCGCTTTCCGGTTCTTGGGATCAACGTGCGTCACAGTGCCCGACTTGGGGTTTCCCGGTACGCTGCCAGACATCTGAACCCTGTCGCCCTTCTTCGGGGTGTATGGCCCCTGCTGCGCCGCCTCATGCACCTTCTGGATCTTCGCTTCGAGTGCCTTGGCCTCCTCTTCCTTCCCAGCCGCGCGCAACTCCTGCGCCTTCCGGTAGTCGTCATGGGTCTGGTCGGTTGCCTTCGCCATTTCCGGCGTCTGCACCAGAACCTCGGCCCGCTTGACCGGCTCTCCCGGCTGGGCGATGTTGACGATTGCCTGAACCTGCTGGACGCCGTTCTTCCCTGGCTCTCCGTCCACGCTTCCGGTAACGCTCTCGACGGGAAACCGCTGGTGGAGGTTTTCGAGTACCTGGTCGGCTGCCTGCTGGTTCGGCGCAACCACTTTGGCCGCGGCGATGTCCCCTATCTGGTTTGGGTCTACGCCCTGACGGTCGGCTTTGTCCGTGATGCGGTCGCTGTCTTTCGAGTCGCGTACCGCTTCAACCTTGGCGCCGGGGACTCCCTGGGTCGCTTCGGCTAAGGCGTCGCCAACTTTAGGAGCCTGGCGCTCGGCGCTGGCTCTCAGGGCTTCCACGTCGTTGCTGGCGTGCAGGACGGGCTTGGGGGCGTCCGGGGCGTTCGGCTGGGCCTGCGGAGGCTTGGAGGTGGGGCGGGGTGGGACGGCAGCGATCGCGGCGCTGGCGAGCGCCTTTATGTTTGGCTTGGCTGCTGTGGCGTCGCCAGATGGAGAGACTGCGGCGGGCGTCTCCGGCGGCGCTCCCAGCGGCTTGCCGCTCAAGGCGTCTGTGGCCGCCTGTAGATGGGGCGGGAGTGGAGTTGCAGGCTTCCGCCCTTCTCCGGTTCCAACCTTGCGCTCAGTGGCAAGTTGGTCGAGCAGTCCGGCGTACTCTTGCCCTGCGGCCTGCGCTTGGTGTGCTCCCTCCTCGTCTCCCTTTTCGATGGCCTCTTTACCGCGTATGCCAATCTCGTCAAGGATGCTGCGCACGGTGGGCTCTACTTGCGCCGGCTCTTTCCCGAATCGACCTTCTCCGACGAGCTTATCGAGCAGGCTTCCTTCGACCGTAACCGTTTGAGCTTGCGGCGCCGGAGCAACTGCGGGAGGTTCGGGTGCGGGCCGAGGTCCGGCATGGATGTTCGTGCCGCCTTCGCTCTCTGGACCTTTGAGTGTGGCGAGGATTTCCGCCTGGGTCGGAACCGGCTTCCTCTGCGCCGCATCGCGCCATGCCTGGTCCTGTGGGCTGGCTGCCGGTGCCTGGGGCTCGGCGCGCACATCTGCGGGAGCTTGGAGGTTGTCAGGTCCGGGGGGGAGCTTGGCGAGAGGAGCCGGGGCGGGAGTCTCCAGTGGAGTGCGTACCGGGCCTTGGGCGGCGCGCTGCTGCGCTTGAGCGTTCTCCCATGCCTGCTCTTGCGGATTGAGCTTTGGTGCGTCTGGAGCTACAGCAGCAGGTTCAGGCGCGGGGGGAGGAGTTCCACCACTGCCGCCGCTACCTCCAAACTTGGCATTGTAGGCGTTCTTGAACCCTTCCCAACCTCCAAGAATGGCGGGCGCGGCCTGAGCGGATGCCGCCAATGTCGAGCCAACCACTTCCCGCCCGTATGCGTCGCGCTCCTCCGGCGTTGCGTTGGACCCTGGTGCACGATCGGACTCCTGACGAATCACTGGGCCGACAATTGGAACGGCTTGGATGGCATGGGCTATCGCGCCGTAGGGGTCGCCTTGCCTTCCGGCCTGTATCGCCTGAGTGGCCTCTCCGACTGAGTCTTTTGCCGTCGCTTGTGCTCCGCGCAGAACCCCGGTGGGGTCGACCAAGGTTTCAACGGCATTGCGAACAGGATGCTGCATGAACTGCTGGGCGCGCTGTTCTACTTCCGATAAACTGGTTGGCAGTCCAAAGCCATGAGCGATGGCACCAAGGGTGCTGTCGTACTGGGTCGGGGTCTGCTGGACTGGAGCGGGTGATTGAGTTGGCTGCGCTGGCGCGGCAGCCTGCTGAGGCTTCACTGGCGCTGCAATCGAGGCGTAGGGATCATCGGGCGTGGCTACCGCGCTGTTGGATGCTGGAGCCTTGGCGATTGCCGCATAGGGGTCTTGCTGCTGCTCTTGATCTGCCATTTAGGGGGCTACCGTGTGGCCGTGCGCTTTGATGTCGGCCGTAATTTGCGCGTCTGTCTTTCCCTTATTGAATGGAAGCTCGCGGGCCTGAGCCAAACTTACCACCTTGCCGCTCGGAGCTACCTGAGCGGATGGCTTGGCTGCCGGCGCCGCCGCTGGACTCGCCGCAGGCTGGGGTGGATTCGCATTGTGTCCTACCGCGCTTCCGTCTTTCTTTCTCCAAACAAGGTTCTCATCCACTGTGAGAGGTTCAACCTTCTGGCCGCGCCGCGTCAGTTCATCCTCGTAGGCGTCCTGCGCAGCTTGCATATCCGTCTGGGCTGCCTTGATTGCATCAGGGTCGTTTGGAGCCTTATTCAGCGCATCCTGCGCTTTGGTAACGGCCTTGTCCTTTGCCCTCGCCGCCGCATCTATTGCTCCCCGCGTCTCTTTGTCCTGGGCAATCGAGGTTCGCTTATCGAGGCGCGCGTCGGCCCGGTCTGCCGCCGCACCCGCGCTGTCATCCTTCATTTGCTGGCGAACCCTTATGGCTTGTCCGTAGAGTTTCTTCTTCGCCGGGTCTTGCTCCATGGTGAACTTCATGGCGAGGGCAGTGTCGTTTGTGGGTAGCTTGTCGCCAGCCTGATCCGCCAACTGCTGCTTGATCTGCTCAAGTTGCTGGTTGTAATCGGCCTTCTGGTTGGCTGTCTGCTCGGCTACTTCATCCTTAGCAACATTTCCGAAAGCTGTTCCTACCCCGCGCGCCTCAGACCCAATATCCTTTTGGCGGTCACTTTCGGCCTTATAGTTGCTTACGTTGCGGTCTTCCTGCTGCTGGATGGCTCCGGCCTGCTGTTGGCGGATCTGCTCGGCCTGCTGGTAATTCCTATTCGGATCGCCGTAGGCTGTGCCTCCAACATCTTTGGGATCGAACGCTCCCAGTACCCCACCGCGGCGAACAGCATCTATTCCGCGCACAATGCGAGTTCCGATGCCCGGCTTATAGAGTTTCGACGGGTCGATGGTCTGGCCGGTCTCCGGGTCCACTGCGGAGGTCAGAACCTTCCCAGTCTGCGCATCACGGTAGGGGATTGGCGCGGCAAGAGCTTGGCGGCGCTGCTCCAGTGTAGCGTTCTGGGCACTGGGGCCCGGGGTGTTTTGAAGCGCCGCGGTTGACTTAGCCGCAAGCTGGGCCGCATCAAGTGCCCCCTGTTGCGCCTGACTGAATCTTTGGTACCCGTCAGTCGCCCATGACTTTGACGCTCCACCGGCGGCTGGCCCATTACCCGAGGGAGTGACAGCGTTGGGGGTTGCTACCTGCTTCGGTTGCGCTGGCGGAGGCGTCTGGATCGCCTGCCCTGCGGCCTGCGCTCCGGCACGGATGGCCTGCGCCGCGGCTGATGCTGGCGCCTGGGGTTCTGCGCCGGATGTCGGCTGCGCCGGTTGCTCATGTGGCGGATTGAGCAGGTTGCCGAGAAGTGCACCGTACTTTTCGTCGTCTGATTGGAAAAATGGGCCTTCACCGGCCATAGCGCACTCTCCTTGGGATCAACCGCTAACCTGTTTGCCGCCCACTACTTCAGCTGCTTCCTTATTCCAGATGTTTGCCGCCGGATCGGTAATTGCCGCCGACCGCGCCATCACGTCAAGAGACTGATTGCCAGCTCCGGCCATGTTCTGGGCCATCTGGGAAGCGAACTGTGCCGGAAACTCGGTTGCCTGCAGCACGTTCTTGTTGTAGCCCGCGCCCGCCCCGATGCGCTCCTGGTTCGCCTGAGCCTCTTCGCCGGAGATGTCGCGCGTACCCTGCTGGGTCATGTTCTCGGTCGCGGCTACGCCTCCAGCAGAATTGCTGCCAGTGCGCAAAGCCTGACTTTGGAGAGCATTTCCGGCCGCCCTGGCTCTGGCGTCTGCCGTGTTGGCAACAATCTGGTTGGTAGTCTTCTGGAACTGCCCACCCTCGCCATAGGGGTTACTCGCCGCATACTTTGAAAGTTGGCTCTCGTAGTCACCCTCGGCGTTCTGGGCCTGGGCGTAGGAGTTCTGGGCCTCGTTATAATAGCCAGCGTTCTGATCCGCTGAGGCCTTGTCTGTTCTTTCGACCGCTGCACGTCCCATTTTCCTACCCCCTCAAATCTCTCTGAAGAAACTGGCAAAGCGTGTATCGTCGCGTCTGAATCCAGCTTCTTTCATCGCGGGCTTGAGCTGCTTAACTACTGATTTTGTTACCAATGAGCGAATCCATTTGAATCCCATCGCACGCAATGTGTAGAGAATCCCCGGTGCGCAATCCCCTACCGTCAAAGTGACCCTCGGACTGCACCCGACCAGCATCATTTCCACGCCCTTGGACTCGAAGATGACTCCGCCGAAGACTTCATCCCCGCGCTCGATCACATAGGCCAAAGGAATGTTGTCCATCTGCCTGCCGTCCTCGTCGAAGATGTCGGGGAGCGGGTAGCTCGTCCCGTCGCGCTCATTTTGCTCGTGGATCTTGCGCAACAGGACGGGAATGTCTTTGGGCTGGGCCAGCCGGAGGGTTGTCTTACTCATTTGCCAGCCTTCAAGATCGGTACGTTGTGCTTCTGTGCATGTGCCCGGCTCTGTGCGTGGCTGGCCTCAAGGACTTCCATCTCCTGCTTTAAGATGGCCTTGACGTCGAGTTCCCCGGTGTTGGTCTTCGGCTGAACGTGGCCACATAGGGCACAGGAGTCGTGCCCGACGTAGATGATGACGTGGTGCTCTGCCCCTGTTACCGGCTCGTGGAGCACAACGTAGTGCCGCCCGAGTGCAAGATCAACGTGCTGGTGCTTTACTTGCCAACTCATATCGCCGTCAACCTCGCCCCATTTCCGCCGCTAATCCCGCCGCCGCCTGGGTTGCCGTTCACGAGAGCCTGCCCAACCGGCTCCCACTTGTCACTCATCGCGCCGGCAATCGTCGAACTCAACTGGAACCGCTTGCCGTCGAAAGCCACAATCTGCGACTGCGCATAGTTCGCATTGAGGATCGTCGCCGATGGCCTCGTCCCCTGCGTCGTCCCCCGGCCCGCCGTATAGCCCGAGTAGGGTCCATTGGGACCGTAGACCTGAATCAGCGGAACCTGCCCCGGTGCGCCCTGGCCAACCACATTGGCGAAGTTCCAGTTATTGAGAGCCATTCCCGGTTCGCTGGCCGCGCTCGACTGCAGGCCGGCATCCACCGCCGTCTGTTGGATCAGTTGGTGAGTGTTCCATGTGGAACCATCGTAGCTCGACCGGATTCGGATGAATGGCGTCTGACCCGGCGCCGGGATGCTCACGGTGTTGTTGGCTGAGACAGGGAGTACGGTCACGCCCTGAGAGAAGTTCTTGACGGGCGAAGTGCTGACCTCGTGGTAGATCGTCGCCTTAGCCGCCTGTGCGGGATTGGTGATGGTGAGGGCGATAGTTCCGTTTGCGCCCGCCGCTGTCGCTGTCGCTGGTGGGGGAGGGGTGCTGGCTGCCTTCAGTTTAGAAGAGGTCGGATTGAGCCACGCGCTGCCGAGTAGTTGATTGTGGAGTTCGTGCTGGTCGTTGAACGCGAGGAGCAGCCGGCGAAGGTCTTCCTTGTTTCCGCCGACTGCGGATTCGATAAGGCTTCTAGTTTCGCTCATTTTGCTCCAACGAAAAGCCGCCCCAAAAGGCGGCTATTAGTACGATTTCGACTCAAAACTACGCGAACAAAAGCATGGGCTGCGGTTCTGGTTTTCTTGCCTTCGCCATACGTTTGGCTAAAGCCGTCGTTTCCGCTTTGTGGCATGCCGTGCAGAGCGTTCTGTAATTTTCGATTCCGCATTCTCCCCCGCCCTCGGCGACCGGAGTTATGTGGTCTGCTTGCCATAGATGGCCAGTCCCCTGGGAGCGGCGGCGCTTCTCGAACACCGTGCCTGCCAAGGTGTCTCTCCTACATCCCGCACAGATACCGTTATCCCTTCTGAATACGACCAGCCGTGCGTAACTCGGACTCGTCAAAATACGGAACTCATCGGAGCATTTCTTGGTGCAAAAAGTGTATCGCTTCCTATCGACTATGTCCGAATCACAATGTAGGCAAGCGAGACGCCCATTTTTTCCCATTAGTTGCTTTTTGCTGTAGGCGCGATGTCTCCTAATCGTGCTCATAAGACCCTCGCAAACTTGCCGTGGAGTTCGAGTGCAGCCGGGACGTACAGTTCGCGGTGCGCGGCCTCGGCAGTCGATCTACTGCCAAGAAACCTGTTTTTTCCGCCGACCATAATATTTGCTTGGTAGACGTTGCCGTGGAGAGCAACCCCCTTAAACCCGGAAGTGTTGTCGCTGCGGACCTTTCTATTGCACGCATTCTGTGACACCGTCGAAGCTCGTAACTTGTTCCTCCGATTATCGAGAGTTACCCCGTGCTCGTGGTCGCCATGCCGCTTGTCGCCACGCTTTAATCCCAGTACCGCTCGATGCATCTTGAGTTGGTTATTCCTTCCATCAATTCGGATGAGCCTCTGCGCATAAAAGGTCTTGGTGAACTTGCTCCATACGGCGCTCCAAGTGTTTTTGCTCAGCCAAAGATAATCCTCAAGCCACACTAAGGAAAATTGGCATTGTGTCAGTGGAATCAGTTTGCAGTAAACGCCGTCGATCTTGAACGGCGCGGCGTCGTCGAAGAAGTCGCGTGGTAGTCTGTCAGTGAACGGGGATGCCATTGATTCGCTCCTCATAGCGATGATTTGAGCGGGCGCTGATACGCTCCGCGTCCCCATTCTACACCGATTAACCTCCATTTTCACTCTCGTCTCTTGCTTGGTACATGCTAATCGAGTACATTGCGAGCCACTTTAACTCAAACCATGAATCGGCCACCTTGCCGTTATTGAACTCCATCCTCCACCGCTCATTGATCTTGCTCGGCACCATGCGGCTCAGACCCTGGCTTTCGAGGATGTCCAAGTCAATCGGACGACATGGGAGAATCAGGCTCTTGATGGCGTTCCCCGTCACATCGACCGTATTGGTCATCATCTGCCTGCCGCCGATGAAGTACGGGTAGAGAGTTCCATTGCCGCGGGCATTGAGCGTGAATCCCTCGATCTTGCTCAGGGCCATCGTGGTTTCAGGGCACACAGTCTGGTAGCGGCAGTCGATTCCCGCCCCGTTATCGTTGAACTGCCCAGGGGTCACATTCTGCACCGTCCCATCGGCCGCACTGGACCCGTAGCAGAACTGCGATGTGAAGTAGCCAGAGTCGAGGAATGGAATCCCCACCTGGCCCTGCGCAAATGGCTCGGTAATCGGCAACGCCCTTTCCAGTCGCTCGCAGATGAAGCCCTGCACATCGTTGATTGAGAACTTGCGCACGTCCGCAATCGCAATCTCTTTCGCCGAGAACGTCGAGAAGTGGACCGGCTGCGCCCATCCCTCAAGGTAGTTGAGGACAATCTCCTGATTCGGAACGGTCGAGTTTCCAACCGGCGCGAGGATATGGACCTCATGCCGCTCCTGGTCGATCTTGCAGCAGATGGTGTTTGCCGCACTCCAGTTGATCGTTTTCCAGAAGTAGGGGATTTCCTTGGTTACGAGCTCGGGACTGGTCTCCTCGTATTTGTAGATCCCGCTGCGGTGGACGAAGATCATAAAGTCCCCGCATGCGTCAAAGGCCCGAGGCCCGCACGGTCCTCTTTCGCTCCACCGCTTTGTCGCTGTCCAGGACTGGGGATTGTTCGGGTTGGCTGTAAAGGTGAATCCAGACCGCTCCCTGAGCCCGTAGACGGTGCCGCGGTACTCGATGGTGCCCCAGGCTCTCTCCCCATCGTCAGAGCCAACCGAGATGTAGCTTAGGTCCGCGTAATAGCTTTCCGGGTCGCCTGCCAGTGACACCCACCAGCCTGAGTAGTACCCAGGAACGCCTGCCTGAAAGATGCGATCGACACTCGGACAGTAGGTGCAATGCACCGCCTGGTTCGGCCAGATCACATCCAGCCGGTCAGTCACGTCATTGGAGCCGTCGAGGTACTCATCGGTGAAGTTGAAGACGCCGTTGGTCGTCGCATTGTCCTGAAAGACAGTCGCCGACTGATTGATGGTGTCGGAGAGGAATGTCTGAGGGTAGACGAAGTTCTGAGCTGGATACTGGAGGTTGACGTTGCCAATCCACCAGAACGGACCAGCGTTCGATCCATCAGCCACTGAGAACGCAACAATGCGGGCGAGAGTATAGGCCGGTCCGGTAGCAACCTTGAAGATGCCCAATTCCCAGCCGTCCTCGTCGACGTCGTACTGAATCACCGAATTCGCGGTGAATCCCGAGACGGTGTAATTCTGGTTCATGTACATCAGGGCCGCGTACCGATAGCCCTGGGTGCCATTTATGCCGCCCGTCGCTGTGTCGGCCACGATGGCGCCGCCTGGTCCCGTACCGTTTACCGTCGGGGGATTTGGGCCGGTGGCTGACTCCAAGATGAATGGCTGGGCTGCGGGCTGGTAGAAGCCGACGAGCGCAAAGGCCGTAGACGGCGGAGACGGCGTCCCTGTCGGGACATCGGCCTCATAGATGCCCACTGAGCCGATGGTGTAGAGAGCGTTGTTGTTGTCGTCCTCAGGGACTGCAACCGTGACCAGGACCGCATCGTTGCCGTTCGTATTGATGATTGAGTTGAACGGTCCGAGAGTCGTTTCTCCAAGTGAGTTTGTGTAGGTCTGCGCAACGTAGACGTCACGGCCCGCGGCGAAACTACCAGCGGGAAGCTCGGCGGTGTTTGCCAATGGAGGGTTGACGCCTCCGGCTGAGGCGGTGATCGTAGGCGTCGCCCCAGGCGCGTAGCTTCCATAGAGTTGGTACGATGTGATCGGTGGAACCGGGCTGCCCACTGCAACGTCGATTTCGTAAACATTGACTCCCGTTACGGTGGGCCCGTAACTGGCGGCCAGCGCCACGGTAACGCCCTGGGTTGCTCCCGTCGTCGTGATGTTGGCCGTTGCGCCCGCTGTGGTCTCTCCAGCGGCGTTGGTGAGGGTCAGGAGAACGTAGATGGTTCGGTTGATGGCAAAGGTGCCAACTCCAAGCGAGAGGCCCGGTGCGTTCGGCGGAGCCACGAGGCTGCCTGCCGGGATGCGCTGGATCTGGACTTCGGTATCCGGGGTAGGCAACTGACCAGGCACCACGCGCGCCGTGCAGAGCGATGGTGGGGCGACTCCCGAAGGCGGGTCCGTGCAACTGTAGATTGAGTTCAGGACGATCGGCGAGCTATTCGACTTCTCATAAGCCGAAATAGACGGAGCCGCGGCGTTGTGCGCCACGCTGGCTGCATAGACGTTGGCGCCGGTGGGAACGTAAGACGGTCCAAGTTCCTGAAACCAGCTCGGCATTGAAGATAGCGGCGGGATGGTGACGAGGATGGTTGACGATCCGGCAATCGTCGTAACAAAGGCAGGGGGAGAAGGCAATGTCTCCCCCATGGAATTGACCAGCGTGACAACGATATAGACATCGAGAGCGGTGCTCCATGAACCGCCAGAGGACTGGACGGCAAGAACAGGCTTCGCCGGCGGAGGCACCCGGTTGGCCATGACGGCCGTATATTCCTGCCACTGGGCAGTGCCATCGTTGAATGTGCCGCTGTCGACCAGTGAATAGACCGGAGGCTTCGCGCCAGTGACGCCCGCCGTGATGCAGCGGTAGGTGTGCCCGTTGCCGCTCGGCGTGTTGGGCGTCATCATCTCGCCCACGAGGACGGGAGTATTGGCGACCCACTTAAACCCGAATGGCTTCATTCCGTAGGGCCACACGTTTCTGGTGAGCGGGTCGATTACGGCCATGCCCGAGAGTGGGAGATTCAGGTCAGAGAACGCGGCATAGACCTTGTTGTAGGCCTGGGCTGCGACCATGTGGGCATTGGCGGGAGGGGTGAAACTGGAGTTGTAGCCGAAGGCATGCATCTCGCCGGAGCCAACCGGACTCTCGTACTGAAGAGCACCGAGCATGTCAAAGATGATCGGGAGTTGGAAGAAATACTCCGTCGCCGTCTCGGGCGTGTAGAGAGCCCCGATTAAGCCAGTTACAGGGCTCTCATTGATGCCCTGCATGGTTGTCGAGATTCCGTCGCGGGTGCGCACGGAGGTCAGCCCATCGAACGCGCAGTTTCTAACGAGTGGTGACAGTCCTGTCGGGACATTAGTGAAATCGTCGGAATCGAAGTAGCCGAGCATCCTACTGATAACACTCGGAGTTCCTGAAAAGTTAGCCGTAAATCACTCTCGAAAGTTCAGATTTGCAAATTCACCGTGATACTGCCTTGCTGCCGCATCGCGTTTCTTGGCTGCCTCTATTGCTGTATTTGAGACGCCGAGGTAAATCTGTTTGCCGTCGGCCTGCAATACAGATGAGAACTTCTTACCTTTGACATATACCCCAATGAATCCAGTCGTGTTGTCCTTGCGCATTGAAGCGTTCTTGACGTTTTCGCGCTGGTCGCATGGACGCAAGTTCTTGCGCCTGTTATCAATGCCGCATCGATTGATGTGGTCTCGCTTTTCTCCCTTTGGGACTCCAAGCAGGTAGTTCTGCATCTTGACGCCGTTGCGATCTGTAGCGTAAAAGCCATTTGCCCCGCTCCTGATCCGCACAGCTTGCCAGCTAACCCGCATCGCTGTGAGGTAGTCATCTGCATCGACAATTGCATGGAGTCCTTTGGTGAGCGGAACGAGCCGACAGTAAACACCACCAATCTTGAATGGAGCGGCGTCTTCTGGAAGCCTTGGATTGATTTTGTGGCCCGGTAGAAAGCGGTGCGGCTGACCTTTGACCTCATGGTTTCTCGTGTGATTACGAATAGCCACAGTCGTCTTGCCGCCGCAGCCACAGTGGCAGAAGCCGTAGGGTACACTGATTCCTGATGGGGTTGGCATGGATTGCTCCTCCAGAGCATGAAGTGATGGGCGTTCTCAGCGCCCACAACCCCATTCTACCCCATACCTTCGCCTTTTAGAACGGCACTTCGACAACGATGGACTGGTTGAGGATGCCAGCCGGATAAGCGCCTGCGCCCAACTCGACTCCGCCGCTGGCAATCTGGACCTTGAAGTTGCCCAAGGTAGTTCCCTCGACGACTTGCGCCGTGTAGAGCGCATAGGCCCCAGTGAAGCTCTGCGAGAAGACGGCTACGCCTTCCTTCGGCACATCCTGGGGGTATCCAAGGATGCCCTTGCCGTTCGGATCTTTGAAGGCGGATGGATTGAGGTTGAGGGTGTCGCCGCCAGTGGCGTAGTTGCCGGTAAAAACGAGCTGCAAGAAGAGCCGGTCCGGCACTCCAGCGGGCGAATACTTTAGTACATTTTCTGTGAGAGCCATTGATTTTCTCCTTGAGGTTGAAGGTTGAAGTTAGTAACCACCATAGCCACAGCCACTACTGCCACTGCGTCTGCCATTCATACGCCCTACTCTGCTGCTTGTTCCCTGCTGCTGGCGAACCAGGATGGCCGAGATGTCATCGAGCGTGTCAATGCCCTGCTTGCCGTAATTCGCCATATACCCGGAATTCTGCCGCTCGCTGCCGACCAGAGCCGCTGTCATGTATCCAAGCGCAACACTCATCAGCGGGTGAAGCTGAATAGGGTCCGTGTCTTTGATTAGCGCCGGCGGCCGGAACTCACCACGGATGCGGATGTCGAAGGCGTAGCCCAGTGCCGTGATGTAGACGATGTAACTGCGCCACTCCCAGCAGAAGCGCCCGGTCCAGTAGTTCGTGGGCTGGCCTGCCGCGTAGTTGCTGGAGTTGGGCAGGATGTCTCTCCGGGTGCCCATGACGTAGCTGGTTTCAGGGAGCCCGGTTCCCTTTACCTCAATGTCGAGAGGGTTGACCAGGCCATCGAACGGCTGGCCCTTCTTCTGGAGTTCGGCCAGTGAGCTGGTGCCGAGCGCCACGTTGGTTGCAACTTGCAGTTGGGTGATGAAAGGGGAGCATGTGCCTTCGAGATAGTTGAGGGCCTGTTTGTACGCCGTGTTGATGAGCGGCATGACATAGCTGTCGGTAATGAAGTCCCCGTCTGGGTCTCCACAGAGCGACCTGACCTGCGCCTTCACATCTAAAACAGAATCCATGCTCCCCTTCCCGGTTTACAGCCCTTCGCGCATCGCCTTGCGCTTGGCTTCGATCTTGCGGATTTCGACCCACTCAGTTGCAGAGCAGCGATCAAGCGACGGATGAGCGATTGGAATTTCAGCCGCCTTGTATGCTTCAAATGGGTTGTAGGGGCGCTGGCACTTGTGGCAGAAGTATGCGTCCACGCGCTTCTTCGACTCTCCGCAGCCCTCGCACGTTACAGCGTTCTCGTGCTGCATCGTGACCCATGGCGCCGGCGTCTGCCTCCAGCCCATATCCAGCTCGTACTGATGCCAGATGCGGTGAACCGTCGTGATGTTCCCACGCTGGTCCTCCTGGTCCCAGAAGGACTGCGCCTGCTGAGTGCTGGTTGCACAGAAGGACTTTTGCAGGTCCAGCGTCTGCGCGAGGGCCGAATCAAAATCGGTGCTTTCCGTTAAATACTCGCACCAGCCGTTCGGCAGTTGGAGTTTCTGCGGAACCTTGATGCTCGCTTTCTTTGAGGTCGTCGGGAGGTAGCGTCGATCGCCCTCGAAAGCCAGAATCCCGCCCATGCCTGAGGAGTTCGGTGTTCCCGTGGTGTAGGACGCGAGGAAGTGATGAGCTATCTCCACCTGCTTGCAGGCGCGAGGCTCGTAGACGCCATACTCGCGGTCGCCCTCGACCATGACATCCTTGATGCGCGAGAAGATGATCGGCTCTTTGATTGGCACTACCACGGCTTTGTAGGTGCGGCCGGCATACTTGAAAGTGGTGAGGTCGTCTTCGAGCACATGAGGGTCATTGATCGAGCGCAGCTTGAGGTTGATTCCACCGTCGAGACTGCCAGCTACCGGGTTGAACCAGAGAATCGTTGCGGGCTGGGCCTGGCCGGTGGCTTTGAGTGAGACGAGCAGAGATTCCCTTTCGATCCTGAGCGCCTTCATGGACCGGCCCTCAATGGCCCTTTGGGCGTTCATGTACTCGCGGATATTGGCGTTGGCGTTCGGATTGACTGATGCGAAACTCGGTGATCCCATGGTTCTCTTCTCCTTCAAGTGGGTCGGTCCTGCGGGTTATGCGTCGTGAACCGCGCCCAGGTGCTCCCTGAGTCCGGCCTGCGCTGTAAGGTCGTTGCGGAACCGCTGCGCTCCGAGCGATGTGCTCTTGAGCACCGGAACCAGTTCGTTCTTGCGTCGGTAGTTGAGTTCAGCAACCAACTTCTCTTTCGCCTTCTTTCGCGCGTACTCCTCATCCCGCATGACCTGGCGGAAGTAGTTGTCGTAGTTGGTGGGTTGGGTCGCCATGCTCTCTTTGTGCATGGCAATAGCGTTTTCAAGGTCGCTTAGGTCGGGGATGTGATCGAACGGCCCCATCATCATCCAGTAGCGCCCACGAGACGGATAATCCTCGCAGAGTAACCGGCTTCCGTCCTCAGACTTCTGCGATGCCCACTGCTCCGGAGTTCCCCAGGTCGAAGCAGGGAACCACCGCTCGACAATCCAGCCGGCGGCGCAGGCGTACTTGGGAAGGTCCAGCGTTCCCGAGGTCATCGAGTCGAATATCTTGGCCTCGACGATCTTGCCTTTGGCTCCCACCGCGAAGACGGATTGTTCTCCGCCGCCGAGGTCGTGCAAGATGCCGCCGCGCCTGACAATGCAGTTCTGCGCGAGCACGACGCGCCACATGGGTTCGCCGTAGGGATTCTTCCCTCCAATGCGCGCAATGGCCGCCTGTAGGGACTTTGGTGCGTCGTTCGTTGGGTCTATGGTGCTCATGCGGTCTCCTTCAATGTGAACCACATGAACCTGATATATGCCCTGCGCCAGCCACGGTTGTACTCGCAGATATCGCCGACATAATCGCGGCTATGCCAAAAGAAGAACTTGTGAGCCTCGATCATTCGCTTCAACATTGGTGCTCCGGTCAAACAAAGACGGGCCAGCCGAAGCCAGCCCGCCGGGTTTGCGAAAGCCTCTGTTATTATCAGAAACCTTCAGTTAAGTGGCTCAATTCGACAAAATTGCTTGCACGCCGAGGTTAAAAATACTGCCGTTGGCCACAGGAAGCGACGAGTAGTAGTTAAAACTGTCCCGATACATCGCATCCGACTCGGAAACCCACAGCCCGCCAGAGTTGCGCGGCCAGAAGATTTCAGACCCACCGAAGGGAATGAACATCTGGCTCTTGGGGTACCGGACGCGCTTCATCGTCGCCTTGTCGATCCAGCGCAGGGTGTCGGTGCGGCACATCGAATCCTCAATGACTTCGAGGCCGGCCAGCATCCAGGTTGCGAAGGGGTTGGTCGCCACATCGTAGCTGTCCGGCAGTTTGCCGTTTCCTGCGGTGTAGAGGGTCTTTGCAAAGCCCAGAATCTGAGCAGAGACGCGCTGGGCCGGGTGAGCGTACCAGACGTTCCGCTTGCGCTGGGTGAACCGCTTGACGCCCAGGGACTGCTTCATGCGCGCCATGAACGCTTCCACCATGCCCAGCGTCAGGTACGCGCCGTTGGCATTGTAGGTAGGAGCCTGGACATAGGGGTTGGAGCGAGAAATTCCGCAATACTCCAGAGCCGAAGAACCGGAAATGATGTAATCCAGCCCGTTCACGCCGATGGGGTTTCCGGTCGAGAGGCCGGTCGGGATGAAGTAGTAGCCAGCTCCAATTCCAGCCGGGGCCGCATCCACCGTCGCGGTATCGATCGTGCCCACGCCGCCATTCTGGAGGCTCAGGACGTTCACGTTGCCGATGACGTTGAAGTTGGCATCGGTGATCTGGTAGTAGCCGTTGCGGTCCAGCAGGCGGCCACCAAAGGGAGGCGTAACCAGCGGGATGGTGTTGCCACCGGCATAGGTCGCGTTCACCTGCGCCAAGATGCCGTTGTTGTAGCCCTGGATGTAGGCATTGCGGGTGTGGGCAGTTTTCTCCTTCACATCCGAAATCATCAGGCTGATCCAGTTGTCGACCACCACGTCACGGCCACCAGAGGCGATGCGGCGCGCGAGGTCAGTTGCCGAGATGACATCGAGGATCGTCAAAGGAGCAACGATCATCTGGTCAACCTGGCTGGCCTGCCCTTGGGGATAGGTGCCGCCATCGTCCTGGATGTACCCGACGATGCCGCCGACTTCCGTCCGGATGGGGTGGCGATACTGTTGGAGACCGATTTCCTCGGTCGGTGCGGCGGAGAACAGGGTATCTCCTGCCATGTCGAGATTCGCGGACAACTGAACGTCCGAGTTCACTTTCTGGAGCATCCAAGACGTTTGCTGGGATGCGGCGCCTAGATTCTGCTGGGGCATGGTGACCCATTCCTTTTCTTGCCGGCCCTCGTTCGTTGCCGGATTGGGTTGTTGGGCACTGCCTGGCGTCGCGCTTCTGCCGGTCTTTGATCCGCCGGGAGCGGTTTAAGTCTTTCCGTTTAGTGCTTCGGCTGTTCTGTTTAGCGATTCATCCGTTTTGCCCTGCGCCTCCGGGTAGGCGTTTACACCGGTGGACCGGGATGAGTTGCTTTATCAAGAGAGCCGACTAGGACCGCAACATCTCGTCTTTCTTCATCAGGGCTTTGGCTGTCCGTTCGCGTGGATCTGCGTCGGGGAAGTTTTGGTCGACCCACTCATAGGCTTGCTTCATCGCATCCTGTGGAGTGAGTGATTTGGGCGTTCCGGCACTGCCGCCTGCTCGCGGCTCGCGCTCGGCCAACTTTTCACGAACGGCTGACTTACCCTGCCGTTTTTCACGGTCGGCAATCTCTGTCCGCTGAATTTCGCGGAACTGCTTGTCGAAGATGGCTGGCAGGTGCTCATCGATCAGCCGGTTGGCGAAGTCTACGCGGGCGGCTTCGGCTTCCGGCGATGGGAGCCGGTTGCGCAGCATTGCCGCCTGGTCGCGGATATAGGCCACGCCACCGATGATCTTGCCGGTTGCGCGGTCCCTGCGGCCATAAGTGGCCTCTTCGAACTTGTCGAGCAAACCCTTGGCGAAAACGCTGATGCCGGTTGCCGGGTCTTTCGCGTCGAGGACATAGCTTGGGATGAAGGCCCCGACCTTCTCCTTGTCAGCAATCATGGCCTGGAGACGCTTGCCTACCGAGCCACCCACCTTTGTGGCTACTGCTGTTTCATAGTTCGCGCGTTCTGCCTTCTTCTGTTCGGCGGTCTGAGCTTTGGCCTTTCCGCCGAGAGCTTCCTCTCGAGCTGCAATCTCCGCCTCTTTGGCCTCGTAGTAGGCTTTTGCCTCGGGGCTGAGTCCACTCAGGTCCGGCTTCTCCTCGCCGCCTGCTGCGCCTTTCTTCCAGTCCTGAATGAACTTGAAAGCCTGGAGGGCCATGTCGGCCTGCTCTCGGGCTTGCTCGGTCTGAAACTGGTCGGCGGCCAACTGCGCTTCGAGGTCGCTGATTTCTACGCCGTGGTAGGAGTCCACGATGTAGTCATTGAGCATCTGGAAGTCTTCGCCGTACTGCGGATTCCCTTGAGCGTCGAGGACGGGCTTGCCATCCTTGTCGGTGATCGCAAATTGCTCCGCGAACTGAGAGAAGGCATCGGGAAACTGCTCTGGGCTATCCACTGCTTCAAGAAACCCTGTTCGAAGACTGACCACGGTGTTGGCTGCGTCGGCGGCATACTTGGCCGATTCAACGTTTGGGAAGACTTCGAGGATCGGTGCGGCCTTGGCGTTCGTCCTAGCCATCGCAAACAGGGCATTCTTGACCTCCGGACTGGCATCCATCGCCGCTTGGAGTTCAGGACTCTTGGCGGCTAGAGCGTTGAGAGCCTCTGGCGTAACCGCTTCAACCGGTTCAACTGCGGCTGCTGGCTTTTCCTCGGCAGGCTTATCCGCTTCCACTTCGGCCGGCTTCTCAACAACTGCCGCCGGATCAACTGGCGCTGCTTCTGCATCGGGTGCTGCTCCCTCCTGCTCGCGCTCCCAGGCGTTGTGCGCGTCGAGGAAGCTAACGATGTCGCCTTCGAAATCCGACTGCTTGGGTTCTGTGCCCTTGGCTGCTGGGGCAGCCGGAGAGAGTGTGTCGCCGGGGGCTGCTGCTCCGGCTACTGGCGGGGTGCCTGCGCCGCCCGCTGGGGCTTCTACGGCTGGCGTGGACGTTGAGACAGACGTTGCGGGTACTGAGGCTGCTGGTGCTGCCGCTGGTGCGGCGGCGGGGGCTGCGGCGGGTGCAGTTGCTATCGGTGCTGCGGGTGTGGCCATTGTCTCTCCTTGTTTCATTCCTGCTGGGTGGTTCGGTGTTGCGGGCAGCAAAAAGGCCCACCCGTGATGGGTGAGCCTAATTGCTTAATGAGTGAGGGTCCGGTTTGAGCACTGTTAGGAGGCTTGGACCCTTCTAACCGGGGAGTGGGTTATCCGAGGAGCTGCCCGGCTCAGAAGATGTCTCCGAGTCCGCCTGTTTCGCAGAATCTTGTGAATGTTCCCCATCCTGAGATGTCAAGGTAGGGTCCGCTGTCGCTTCCGGCGCGGCCTCCTTTGCGGCCGTCGCATCGGCAATGCCCTGCAACTGCTTGTCGATCCCCTCGGTTGTCGTGGCGAGTTCCGCCTTTACCGCTGCCAACTCGGATTCAAGCTCCGCAATCTTCTCCCGGTGCGTCTTGATGAGCAAGCCCTGCTGCTCGATGATCGCGGCGGCGGCCTTGAGGTTCGGGCTGGGCTCGTCCGATGTCGGCTCCTGCGGGGGCGTTGGCTCAGGCTTCCTCAAGAGAATCTCTTGCAGCAGCGTGTTCGCGCTGATGATTGTGCCCTGCGGCGAAATCTCCATGCCCGGCGCGATAATGGCAACCGTCTTGGAAAGTTCAACCAGGTGCGGCATGATACTAACGACAAACTCTTCATCGAATGTCATGGCTCCAGCCTGCACTACAACCTGCTCGGCGGCCTCTTCCGAAGGCTCACTGGCGGTGGGCAATACAGGCTCAGGCAAATCCTTCCACCCGAACTTCTTCCCATCGGTCAGCGGGGTTACGAAGTCTTTCTTGATAGCCGCGTCAACGCTCTGGCCGCCCATGGCCGTGGCCTCATGCGCCGGGTCAAGGTAGAAAACCACAAGATGCTCGCCGTCGGCCTGCTCGACCGATTGCACGACGAGTGCATTGACCAAGACATCATTGAGCGCCAACAAAACTACCTGACCATACTTCTTCATTTCGTCCTACTTTCCTTCGGCTTGCGCCAGTTTGGAGGCCATGTCGAGGATGCCTTTTCCGGCGGTGACCTGGGCCGCCTCTGATCCATTTTGCCCGAGAGGCGGCAAGTGGCTGATCCTCTTCAGATTTTCTACCTGATCGGCTGCATCCTGCAACAACAATTTCTTTGCGGCCTCCATTGTCGGGTCAGGAGGCGGTGGCGGCGGCGCACCGGCGGCCTTTACCTTCATTGACCTTTGCGCTTCCGCTGCGGCCTCTGCTGCTTCCATCTGGACCGCCATCGCGTAATATGCTTTGGTCCGCTCCCAGCCACCTGGGTTCGACTTCTTGTAGTCGCCATTCTCCTGCCAGTAGAGGCGCATCGTATCGCGCAGCGTTGGGAAGTCCTCGACCTCCTGCTCTGGCGTAACCGGCAACTGATTGACCTGCTGGCCGCTCTGCGGGTCGATTACCGCGATGTAGTCGTTCTCCATGAGGACGCCAATTGCTTGCAGTGTCCTTGACCGCTGTGCAGCCTTGGGAAGTACAGCTCCCGGCGGTCCAAGGATAGCAATGGCCATTTCCTGATTCGGAACACACTCCATCATCTCGGTTGCTATCGGATTGCCTTCGCCGGCCATCTTAACGAAGTTACTCAGCGTCTCTCGGACCTGCTCAGGCGTCTGTGGGAGGCCCTGGTCGATGTCCTGATAGACCTTGATGTGCCCCTGCATCTTGTTCCAGTTCACATAGTTGTTCCGGAACTCAGAGCCGTTGGACTGAATTACATCCCAGATTTCCCCAACTGCGCCGGCCTTCATCAGATTCTGGAGGCACTCAAGCGCGTTCTGTGCCGCGGTCGCGTGCTCGCTCTTGACTCCTTTCCAGTAGATGTTAAGGCGGCTCAGTGCAGTGTTGAGCGACTGCTCCTGGCCTGATGCTGTCTCGATGCCCTTCTGTCCACCGCCTCCAAAGGTTTGCGGTGTCACTCCCGAGATGGTCTCGGCCATCTGAATCAGCATCGGCGGGTAGTTGAAGACCTGGGGGTCAAGCTCAAACTTGAACTGCATGATGGCGTCCTGGATTGGCTTATCAATTCCAGCGCCCTTGGTCTGGATGCCATTGAGAACGCCTGGCGACATTACGCGGCCCGCCATCTCGCGCCGGTCGATTTTGCTCGCGTCATAGATCGTCATGCCCGCGGCGCATCGCTCGATCCAGTCGTCAATCAGGTCCATCACGTCATTCAGCCGGATATTGAACGGCACCACCAGGTCAGCAATCGACTCTGGGTACATGCCCACGTTCTCATGGAGAACACAGGCTGACCACTCTTTTGGAAGATTAGCTTTCCGCACATCCGCAACAACTGTGCCGATGAGCGTTACCTTTGCACCATCGGGGAAGTTGTCGTGCATCCATGCGGCGAACGTCTCATCTCCGCAGCGGCCGTAGGAGCTTGGCTGCATCCAGTTTTGGCTTAAAGTCGGCTTTTCGTTCTGGCTGTCGGTCGTGTAGCCCCAGCCCATAGAGGTTATTTCGCTGCGGCGCAACTTCTCGAAGGATGCGTTTGGCGTAGTGGCAAGCTCGTCGCCTTCAGTGATCTGCTTGAAGATCGCCGGATAAGTTAGGCGAAGAGCGCCAATGTCGATTTCCTGATCGAAACTTAGCGTTGGCGTATGTTCGATGCACTGAGCCATCGGGTCAACATCGATTTCCATTGGCCCGTGGACGCTCCACTTGACCATTGCCTTGGGAACACGCTTCTGGCCGACAATGCCAGTCTCCTGGCTCGCCTCAGCTCCGTAGAAGGCTTCTGGCCCCAGCGGGGCACGGCAGGTGGGGCAACTCTTTGCCTGGTCAGCAGGAAATTGCGCAGCCGGCGTATCGGTCCCGCACTTGTAGCAGTGATAGCGGTCGGGCTTCTGGACTGGGATGGGGCCGAAGATGTCCTCATTGTCCCAGCCTGCCCAATCACCATCGAGAACCGCTCGCGTGTGCTTGAAATAGACGCCGTAGAGATATAGGTTGTTGCTCTCGGACAATAGAATCTTGTCGCTTTTGTTCATCCGCTCGATGATCGAAATAGCTTCCTGAGACGCTTTAGCCGTGGTTACATCGGCGAGCACTTCGGCATTCTCAGGCTTCACGATGACGCTGGGGACTTCGCCCGCAATCACCGATGAGAAGCCACCCTCAAGCATTTGAGTGATGTTGTTGCCGTACTTCTCGAGATAAGTGTCCTCGGCCTCAGCCTTGCCGTTTTGCCGGTTCCAGGCGAGCACGTCGACGTAGGTGTTGCCGCTTGGGTCGTACTCGATGAGCTGGCTGCCGCGAAACATCAGGACGTTGCGTGTCCATCGGGGGAAGTGAAGAAGGCGATTCGGGGCCCATCCAGTGCGGTAGGTCGTGATCGTCTCGACCATCTTCTCTTTATAGCCCTTGGGGAACTGGAGTTCCTGCTCCTGTTGTTCGGGAGTCTCCAGTTGGGGATTGTCCGGCCCGTGGGCGAGGTCTGCGCCCCCTTGCTGTGGTGGTGCTGAATTTTGTCCCATCGTCACAGCAGGTGAGGCCATTGGCTACGCTTTCCCCTTGTTGGCTTGCTGCTCTTTGAAGCGAATGTCGGCTTTGCGGCGGAAATCTGCGCGAATCTCAGCGCCCAGTCTCCGGTGCGGCTTTTGCGGCTCAATCGGCTTTTCATCCGGATTCGCAACCGGCGGGCCTGCGATGATCTGCTTGTTGAGGTCGAGAAGTTCGGCGTTGACGTTCAGCAGTTCTTCGATACGCTGCTCCCGGTCCAGAAGCCGCTTCTCAGCAAGTTCCAAGCGCCAGCGAGATACCCAGGGCCATCTCATCAGAGTTCCTTGTACTTTCCGCGAATGTGCTTGTTGTAAAATTCGCCCTTGCTCGATGCGGCCTGAAATGCTTCCCATATCGACCCAGGAACGCCCAGGTGGACAATCCTCTTGCCCTTGTTAGTTGTCACGGTCAGGAGGCCACCAGAGAAGTCGATACTGCCCACCCACGAGCTATTGACTTGAATTGGATTTGCCATGGAACTAGAAATACTCCACGATCTCAACTGAGGTTGCTGTGCCAGTCAAAGAGCAGGCGTAGCAGAGGATCGTTGCCGTCGTCGCGCCAAGTCCGAAGCCTGGAGTTGGATTGGCAGCATTGGCGAAAGCATCTCCATAAGGACCGTGCGCGCTAATTTGGTTCCAGTTTTCAAAGCCGAGGTCTTCGGGCGCGATATTAGCCGAATATACCGGGCGCTGAAATACGGTAGTGAAGCCAGCAGCACTGTTGTCGTTCGGGATCTTGATCTGGTAGCCCTGTGAAGCCAGTGCTGCCGCAACACTGGAGCAAATACTTTCTCGAACTCTCCAGCCCTTGCAGGGTCCGGTCGCATAAATAGGAATGAACTTGGGATTGGCATTGTTTGCTGGCAGGTCGATGATTCGACGAGTGAGGTTAGGACCACCATTGTTGGGAATTGACATAAAACTCCTTTTTCCGTGCTAAAAGGTTGCGGAAAAACACCAAAGGGCACGACTGAAATCGTGCCCCTCAATGGCTCTGGCTATTCTCCGCGACCTCCTTTTGGTTTGATTTAACCGTTCTGTCCAGCCGTCCAGAGAGCCATCTCGGCTACTCTGCGAGCGTGGAGTGCTGCGTTTGGCTTTCCGCCTGCGTTGTCCCAGCGGGCTAGTTGAGCCTCCGCCCCTGCGTTGTCCCCAGCTACCAGCAAGCGCAGCAGGGTAGACGCCTTGAGGAAGTCGCCCATGTTGAAGCAGGCATCCGAGAGCGCGTCGAACTCGCCCTGGGATACCTGCCCAGCTTCAATCAATGCGCGGCATTCGGTGTTGACGATGTTGTCGGCCTTGGCTTTGTCCTGCAGGTACAGCGCATCGGCCTGGTCCTGGGTGATGCCTGCGGAGAAGTCCTCGCCTGCCACGATCAAGTGGCCGCGGCCGATGGTCGGATTGCCCACTGAATCAAGGTAGACGTGCAGGACGTCACCTTCGTAGCTTTCCGTGATCGCGTTACCTTGTGGACTGGACTGCATCGCTGCTACTTTGCTGCCGGTGCTGCCGGCCCGGTAGGGACCGATGGAGCCGCCGCCGGCATAGCCGTCGCGACTGCTGCCATTACACCCTGTCCGAGCGCCTTGGCAGTTGCGACGACGTTAGCATCGAGCCCCAGGTTGAGCAACTTGGCTTCGGCCGCATCGCCGCCAGCATGCAGAAATGCTGCGATCTCACCTGCAACGGCAAATGCGCCCTTCTCCGCGGTCAACAGGAGAGGACCATAGACTGGAACCTCCGCTGTGACGGCCTCAATGATCGGAGTGTCTTTGGCGATGACACCGAGGAGCGCGAGGGTCTTTTGCAGGACGCTAGCGAAGAAGTGCCCGATGTTCTTCCAGGGACTGACCTTTGCAGGTGCTGTTGTTGCTGTTGTCATGGTTGCCGCCTCCTTTGGCGGCTGTAAAACGACTAAGGGTTTGAGGATGGGTCTTTGGCCAGCATGCCGAGTAGAGCGGTGGCCAGAGCCCCGATGAGGGTGATAACCGTCCCTGAGCCAGCCTTGCCGCCGCTGATGCCCTGTTGAGAGAGGACGCCGGCCACGATCACCGCGGCGGTCAGGATGCCGGTTGCTGAGGTTTTGGGGTGCGCGAGGAAGTTCTTGAACATGAATTGTCTCCTTACAGTAGGGATTTAGTGAACGTGCGATGCAATTACTGCCCACACCAGATGGAGTAATGATCCGGCAAGACTTAGACCGGCGCCCATCACCAACTTGATAGCAATGGCTTCCCATCTCTTTTGCGAACTCTCTATATTTGTCACTCGATCTTCAACCTGAGCAACCCTGGTCACGAGAGCAGGTTTTCCATTTCCCTTGTAGACCGTATCTTCGAGATCTCCAACGCGGCTTGCAAGTCCATCCAT